TGTGGGCAGTAGATTTAAAATCCCCATACCAAAACATGTTCGCTGCAACACGGTTTTTGCCGTAGACCAATGGCTGTGTCAGACCATACGCAGATTGCTGAATGCGCATCGAGTTGATGCGCTTATCAGATGTGCTGACTGTCGTAGTCCCAAATATTCCGCCCATTATTCTTTTAGCCTCTTCATACGAAAAAAGCCCGCAATTCTGCGAGCTAGACTTCCTTTTGTGCCATCTTGGAGAATTACTCCTTGATGAATATAGGAGTGAATAATCGTTGGCCATTCGACGACAATTGCACCATGACTGATGCACTTGCCAAAGTGGTATAAAACAATATCACCAGGCTGTGGTTCATTGACTTCATCGCACACCGATAAAACGTGCTCTAAATATCGTTGACCTAGCTGGTGCATGTGCCAATCTGGTGGGTATGGTCGCGGATCTAAGTGATCCATCAAGCCCACTTTTTCATAGACTTCACAAATCAGCGTTCCACAATCTACGCCCACACCTTTGACACGGCCTTGATGATGGTACGGTGTGCCGAGCCAAGTCAGAGCTTCAGTAACAGCTTCAAGATTTTTCATTTTTGATCCAATAAAAACCCCGACTTAATTAAAAGTCGGGGTTGGTAGTGGTTTGCTAGATACACTAAGAAGATGCGATTTTTTTAACTAAATACTTGCCAAAAATCTCGTTACCGAGTGTATTTAAATGAAGATCGTCATACGACCAGACGCTAATATCTTTAGCACACAAACCATTCTCGCTAGTGCCATTGATAAACGTAACAGCATAATAATCCGCTACAGCCTTGATGAAAGGTACACGAGATAGCATTGTCGGAGTACCTGTGCGTTGTGGTGGTGCAATTAAATAAATCTTACACTTCGGGTTCTTCCATCGGATGTACTCAATACATGCCCCTACGTTTCCAGCGAAGTTTGCAGGGAATGATTCAAAGTATGCATCTGTTGTATTGTCAGCAACGTGAGCATAGACATTGTCTGTTGGAATCGTACTTAAAGAATCCCAGTATGGATCGCCATAGTTAAAGTCATTTGTACCGATCATAATCGTGACAATATCTGCAAACATATAGTCTTTAGCTGGATAAACTGTCGTACCATCGTAGCCATTGCGGCTTGCTTTACCTAAGACGATACCGTACAAGCGATTGGTGTTTGCCCCGCTTGATCCGTAGTTCTGAATAGTAGCATCAAGACCCATTTGCAGATATTTTGTGTACCCCCCTTGAGTACCTTGCGTGATTGAGTCACCAAAACAGTAGATCGACTTTTTAATATTCCCAACTTTTGAAAGCAATTCATTGTTTCTTGCGACTGAACCGAATTTTTTACGCAATTCAATGTCCATTAACAGCTGGCTGTCATACTGACTATAATCAACTTGTTTTGTTTCAGCTGAATAAGGCCAATCTGCATACACTTTGAGAGTGTTTTCAATATTGTGGTTGTATCCTCCAGATTCAACTTTTGTTGTTATCGCAAGTGCTCCACCAGTGAAACTAGGATCAAAGACAATTTCATAAATCTTGTTGGCTTCATCAATAAGATTAAGCGTAACATTTACCAGTGCGGTTCCGCTGGGAATGGTAATTAAACTGGCGACTGGGCCGTTGTACGCTGCGATCTCGAAAGGGAAAGTTAAAGATTCAATCTTCGCATAATATTTTCGCCCAAGCTCTGCCGGCATAACCGCAACGGTCCAACCGACTTGCCCGCCAGTCATCACTGGAGGTGTAGCGTTACTAATATAAGAGTTTGCACGAAAGACAGCTGGATCGTAAATATTTCCTGCTAGAGTTGTTGTCTTCCCTGCAGCCAAATAATCTTTTTCAGAGATATACTCAATACTATCGATTTTAGAGATTGATGCTGTACCTTCTACGAATGAGTTAATAAATCCTGTGTAGTTGGCATTCCATGTTGCTGTATTTGCGCCAAACTTAGTGTTTAAGACTAGGTATTTCGCTGTTGCTGGGACTGTTGCGCGTACATACTTTAAAGATGTTGTTGCATCGGTAAGTGTTGAGTTTGTGGATGTTAATCTTGCTGTCCCATTTACTGGAATATCAGCAAAGAAGCCCCAGCCGAAGCCGCCTCCTTGCGTCATATCTTGTCTATTGTTGTGAAAGTAAATGAGTTCTCCAGCTTTTACTGGAATAATTACAGACGCATTACCGCTGACTTCAAAATTACTAAGACCGTTCACATAGCCAGCTAGGGCTTTTGTTTTGCTGCCAACTAGGTTACTTCCAGAGTATAGGTAGTCAAATGTGGGTAATTTGCTATCTGTATAGGTTTTCGCCTGTGTAAGCGGATCATAAGCACTCTTTGTCAGTGTTGTTCCGTTCCATTGATAAGTGCCGTTGTTTGATGAAGTGGGGTCGTTGGTGACTTCAACGATAGTGTTTGCTGGAAGGGATGCTTGAGCAGCTTGAGCATCCGCAAGGGTTTGATAGGCTTTGTGGCCTCCTGATACTGCTGTAATTGATGAATCTACCTGAGCTTTCGTATAGGCATCCGCAATACCATAACCCGCTAAGGTGGTAGCTTTATTCGCTTTAGTGGCAAAAGCCGCATCGGTATCTATTTTCTTAGGTACTTCATTACCAACATATTCAACAAGCTGCTTTTGAGCATCTTTAAATCCCTGCTCGGTGACATCGGTACCAATAAACTGTTCTACGCTTGGTAAAGGCATTTTCTAACTCCATAAAAAAACCCAGCTCAGGCTGGGTATGGATTAATACAAATTTGATTAAACTGCGGTTTCTGGTACTGGTATAAAAGGTGCACCACGGAAACGAGCGAAATTGTTAAAACGGTTTTGACATGTCTCAAGACGCTTATCACATCCTGGATAAACCTTAATGCGCTGACCTGATTGTGGTGCTTCCAACAATGGCAAAGTCAATAATAAAGCACCCGATTCATGCATGCGAATCGTGCGTTTTAAACCTGCATTACCACCATCTAAAAACTCAATCACACCTTGAGTAAACCAACCTTGAGGCTGATTCACCTGGCATAAAATTCGTGCTGAAGTACTGCCCGTTTCAATGGTTGTCTGCACCATGAAATTTTGACGCAATAGACCGCATGCCGTGTCAAATAGCGTATTGGTACAGCTCGGCTGATACAGATTTCTCGGCATTTGTACGCTCAATTCATCCAGATCTGATGCAACACTGGCTTGAATTGAATTTCGATCTAAGTCAGGCTCAATGATTCGACCTTCAAACAATTTGATGGTGCCGGCACTGGTGTCCGTTGGCATACTCATATCCATAAATATGCGCTCCAACTTAAATCGAGCACCGTCCAGTTGGCCATTATGAAACGCTTGAACAACATTGATACCGTTCCATTCATTATCATCAATACAATCAATACTGATGGATAAATTATCAACCTCAATACCCAGTGACAGGCTGATCCCTTCACGACTGATGATGGGGCCACTCGAACTATATGTTTGACCTGCAACAGTCAAATCAAAGTCATAATTCGTATATCTAAATACATCACCTTGAACAGTGGTGATGGTGTAGAGATCCGCCATCACAAACTGATCAGCATCAAGTAACGCAATTAGTTTTGCAGAAGCTGCTCTCATACTTTATTTCCTAGAGATCCTATCAAGGTGACTTCACCTTTCCATAGACGATAGCTGAACAATGTAAATGCCTGACTATCATCAGCAAATCGGCAACGATAATAAAATGTGCCTTTTACTGTTACCTTGTCCCCCGCAGCCAAAGGTACGGGCAACGTTAATACTCCATTTTTCGAAACGCTATATTGCATGGCCCACATCAGCGCCTCTAGATCTGTCCACATGGGCGTGTCCAAATTCTCATCCCACATCAATGGATCTTCTGTTTCAAATATTTCGGTATTACCTAAAGGAATAACGCCTTCACCAGACTTTTTATAAAGCTGGAAAGTATCCGTTTGGCCGTCACCATTGAATGTACATTCATACTCATCGTCCCAAGGCATTTTGAATAAAAAGGAATCAAAGGCACCGCGACGAGCAATAAAGAAATCTTCAATTTTTTGAATCTCTTTTTTTGATTCTCGCAGAATAGGTAATGAGAGCGAGATTTCATATTTTGGCACAGCTTGATAACTTGCTCGAAGCTCACGACCATTTACCGATGTCATGATTTTGGTATTGAACATCGGCTTTTTTACAAAGTCATACCCGATGCAAAGATCGGGAAATAACAGGTCTGACATCACTTATCTCCCAAAGTTTCTCGCATAACCCTTCATGCTGCCAGCAACATGGCGATTGTGCTTTTTCAATACACGCTCAACACTCTTTCCATCTAAGGCTTGAATGTTATAGATTGGTTGTACTGGCTGCTGCGCCACAACTGTTTGTGATTCTTCACGCTGTTGTTTTTCAGCTAGATAACGAGTTAAATCCTTATTTTGTTGCGGATTTAAAACACGCTCCCCTCCATCCAGCAACCAAGTCCCTTCCTTTGGAATGTTGTCGATACCATCATGCGCCATGCCAACTGGATTGAATGAAACAGATCCAATAGCTGCTGCTTGTGCCATTTGCAAAGCTACTGCTGCCACACCTGCTGCTGGTGCAATCACTGGACCGACATAAGGAATACCGACCATTGCATCGTATGCTTTCGAATATGACTTAGACGCATTCATCAACACTTCTGCAATAGCAAAAGCTTTTTGCACAGCAAACATGGCTTGATAAGCTGCCGATTGCTCACCAAAAACTTGAGCCATGACACCGGCTGCACCCTCTACATAGCTTTGACCCCATTGCATCTGCATCTCAGCTCTAGCTTTAAAGTATTCCTCATCCTGCCTTTTTTGCTCTTCATTGATTGCGGCCTTGGTATCAAGATAGTTTCGATAAAGCTCCTCTAACTGAGCATATTTTTCGGATTCAGTTAGATACTCATTATCCTCAATCGCTGCACGAGCATTATAAAAATTATCACCAAGTTGCGAGTATTGATCCTGCTGAGCATTGTTTCTATCCCATACATCATAATCACTATCAGAAAGACTTGATTTAGCGGTAGCATTCACCCCCATTTCAACCATGTTTCCAATCGGGTTATTGATTGCGCTGAATGCGGCCTGTCGTTTTTCCTCTTGAGCTTTCTTAAACTCCTCGACATCCTTTTCATACATCAGTTTTTGAAGCTTTAAATACTTTTCACGGTTTGGATCTTTTTCGGTAAAAGCACCATGAATTTCCTGAATAGCCAAAGTGTTTTCGCGTTCAAGCTTTTCCCGACCAGTAAGGTATTCCTTTGCAATAGCAAGTTGCTTTCTGGAAGTTTCCGCTCTTAATCTTTGAGTATCCTCGTTAGCTTTTGCAACAATTGAAATTTCGGCTTGAGCATCCTTAAGCATCTCACTTGTGCCTTTGTAACCAAGGACAGCAACATGCACATGCCCGCCAGTGGATCGGGCGGATGGCTTTGCGTACTCATTAATAGCATTGATTGTGAAGCCGTACTTTTTGGCAACCTCTTGTAGCCGCTTAATTGACGCATTGGCCTCACCTGCATCTTTAACAGTAAAGTCAAATGCCTGACCAACTGCATGCTTACTATTAGTTCCCTTGTGATAACTATCATTGAAAGCTGTAAAACGATTAAGCTGAGAACCCAAAGCATCCTGAGCCAGTTTTGCAAACTCTGCTGTATAGCCTCTCACCTTGCCGCCAGCAACAGATTCACTAGACTTAATACGCAGTCCACTTAATGCTGAAGCACCAACAAGTCCATTAAGTTTTTCCTGTTCTTTTGCTGCCTTGGCTGAAGCTGCTGCGGCCTTTTCTTTTGCTTTGGCGTTTTCATCCGCAGCCTTAGTGTCGGTTTTTAACCCGGTTGCAGACTTAGTAGAAGCTGAATTGACAGCAAGAATAGCATTCACCAAACCATTAGATGATGTGGTTGCAGTAGAGCTAGAATCACTTAATGAATTTATACGAGTTCCATAATCATCAAGAGTGGCAGCAATATCATCAAACATAATGTTGATAGTATTGATTTTCTCGCCCTTAAGAGCAGCAATTGCAGCGGCTACACCACCAATCAATTTACCAGCAACACTAAAAGCAGCCGAAACCCCTAATGCAACTTTGGTGACATTCCTTAATACAGATCCTATGCCCTCGCCAACCTGTTGAAGCTGAATGCCGTTTTTCGATGTTCCGAAAATCGCATTTGCCACATCCACGATTGCTGGCATAAATCCTGAGACTAGTTGGTTTTTCCAGCCTTGGAATTGCAGATTAACAGCCTGTGTTTGTGCTGCTAAAAGCTGCGATTGCTTAATAGCTTCCTCTGTTTTAAGGATACCAGCATCTTCCAATGCTCTTCCGTAGTCATCTAAAAGCCGGCCATTTTCCGCAAATAGTGGTGCAAGATTGCCCAGATCTGATGCTAAGCTCTCAAATACAAAACGACGCTCTTGCGATGTAACTCCAAGCTCATCCAGTTTATCATTAAGCATTTGAATAGCTTCAATGCCATCCTTGCCTTGAAGTGTTTTGGAAAATGATTTGATCTGATCTTCAGATAATTTTGTATTGTTTTTTAGTGCATCAAAGAAATCAGCAGCCCCACCGCCTTGAGTTGCGCTAAATTCACCAAGTTTTTCTTGAGTATCAGCCAAAATAGAACCAAGCTGATCCTGGGACACACCTAAACCTTGGGATGCGTACTCTAAAATCTGAAAACTTTTTACGCTTGTGTTGGTTCGATTTGCCAGAACCAGTAACTGACTATCCGCTTTAGCTGTTTCAATCGCTAAGTGGGTTAATCCACCAATAGCAGCAGCTATGCCGCCCACAGCCATGCCTGAAAGTGCTGCGCCAGCAACCAAAACTCCGCCTTTTAAAGATCCAATTTTTGTATTAAAAGAATCAACAATAGAACCCAGTTGAGTTCCACCCAAAGCATCTGCTACCTGATCCTTGAATCCAGCGAAAGCTTTATTCATGTTATCAGTGGTTTGCTTGGTTTTGCGTTCCGCCTGCGTCATGCCCTGTTCAAATGAACCAAGCTTTACCGCTAAATCAAGGGTCAAACGACCAAGGGATGCTGCCGCCATAACTTTTCCTCAGGCAATAAAAAACCGCCCTTTCGGACGGTCATATTTAAAATATACATTTAACCTACGCAGTATTTATTCCAATACCTTGCAAATTCACTACTGTTTGGCCCATCTTCAAAATATGCTTTTTGTGTTTTCTCTACAGCCACAAAGCCCTTATAGCCAGTATATGCGCCAAATGAGTTTTTAGCATTGTATTGACCACATGCGACTGCGCCCACATCGGTATTATTGTTTATTTTTTCATTTCTAAATTGCACAGAATCAGGATCTTTAGCATTCTGCTTAATTTGGTTTTGTATATAAAACAACATTACGCCAGCTTTGTTTTCTTCCTTTTTGGCCGCTACTGAATTATTCGTATCAGCAGGATCACTCTTAAATAGCTCTACGAAGATAAATACAAGAACTAAGCCTGCAAAAATTAGTGCCAGCTTAGATGTTTTCTTCTTTTGCTTTACACCGCACATTGGACAAGTTTCAGCCTTATCGCTTACTGGTGCGCCACATTCCTTACAAGGCTTAATTGCCATGCCCTACCTCAAATATTTGTTATTCAAGACAAGATACTAATTATTAGGAAAAAAAGAAAGGCTGACCGTAATCAACCTTACTCGCTACCGTATGCTTGCATCATGTATTCCTCAAGCGACATCTCCTGTGGTTGCTCCTCATGTGGCATAAATGACTGTGCTTTTACATCCTTAGCGCCTTTTGAACCAAGATAGGTCGCTATCAAATTACCAAAGCCTTGTTCGACACGCCTTCCAGTAAAAAAAGAGCCGCGCTTATTTCTAAACGCAACCCATTGAGAAACCTCAGCATTAGTTATGTTGGATTTAGCTTCAGCGATTGTGCAACCACCAATCCCATTAAGAACCAATTCACACCAGAATTCATCATCTGGCGTTAATCGGACTTTCCCTCATCATCTTGCGGGGCTTTTTCGATACCTAGAATTGTATTGAACACAGCAGCAGCAAGAGCTTGAGTGAAGTTGGCAGCAACCTGTTTTTTGGTTAAGTAGGTTTTCCCATCATCATCCACCAAGGCGGCAGCAATCCAATCAGCAACAACATCTTCACCTTTATTTAAGCGAGTAAATAGTGGCTCAGTCACAGCATAAGGCAATTGTTTAATCACAATATCGACTGTTTCAGTTTTCCCATTGTGCTTAAATTCAATAGTCTTTGGATGGGTTGAATTTACCAAAGAGCCATGGATGATCTCATTTAGATTTAATTTAGCCATTACGGAGTCACCACGCGTGGAGTAATTACAACTGCTGAAGTGCGAACAAGTGTGAATGTGTAGCCAACCAAGGTGTCTTGCTCAATCGTTGGTGCGGCTGGGTTGATATAACCCTCAAATGACCACCAGATGCGATCTACTGGTAAGTTAATACCAGCAATAGCCTCATAAGTTGGTGGCGTCTTAGAGTGACTTGAGCCAATATGCCATTGGATTTTTTCACCAGAGTCAGCCAATTCAATTAGTTTCAAATGGCTTGTGTTTGTATCATCAAGATCAATTTGAATAGAGCCTTCACCCGGATCACGAAGACCACGTTCATAGTCTTTTGTATCTGAGTCCAAGCAGGTTGCATCAATCTTTGAGAATGAATCCTCCCCAAATGAAAATGCTTTAGGGCAAGTGAAGCGGACAACCGCGCCATCAACTACCGCAAATACTTGTGTACCTTGCGCTTTAACATGTGCCATGAGTAGCTACTCCTCAATTTTAGGCATAAAAAAAGCCACCGAGTGGTGGCATTGGTTTGGAAATAATTAACCCCGCACTTGGCGGGGTTTATGTCTGTGTAAATGAATAAATAAGAACAATGATCATGAGCACCAAAAGGACATAAAAGGATCTTTTCCAGTACAAGCCTTTTGCCACAATCTCATCTAGGTCTTCATTCCATTTTTTGAAATTTTCAGAAGTGGATTCGAGAAATCTACGACTATCCTGAACTTCTTTCCGAAGCTCCTTATTTTCATTCCAGTTATCAATAACAATTTGCTGTTGGAATTTCATTCGATTGATGACTTCTTCAACAAGCTCTGCATGCGTCATTACCTCAAGCTCTTGGCGCATTTCGATGTATTCATCTAAATCATCGCTCATAGGTCAGCACCAAAATTAAGCAAGAGAGTGTTTTTATCAATCCAGTCTTGACGCTTCTGCTTATTGGTTTTCTTTTCGCGTTTACGCTGGTGCATACCAAGACTAAAAAGGGTTCCTTTTGCTTTCGATATCTTGTCATCCATATCAATTGCATTCAGCTCATCAAAAGCTTTGTGTCTAGCATTTAATTTGCCTGTCCAGTGATTCCATAGCACATCATCACATTCTTCTTGGTATTTGATGACGGTATCTCGAAGTTCTGGTTTTACTTTGTTTGGACTGATAGTCATCAACCAGCCAAAAAGCTTTTTAAGAGGCAAGCACAACATTTGATACTGCTTGCCATCTTTACCGGTTGTCATGATTTCCATGATAACTGAACCAAAGCGCTGTTTTAACTTATCAAACTGTGCCTGCCATGCTAAACCCATGCCCTCAACAACTGGACGCATTGGAACATAAGGTTGCCCATTGTGCTCAACAATAGATAAATTGGCGTTATGAAAAAATACAGTCTGCGGTTGCGCTACCATCTTCATAGCATTCTCCTGATCATGCTCAAAAAAAAGAAACTGGCAGACACGTTGAACATGGAAACGTGCTTTTCGAACCGTCGTTCTAGCCAGTGGTTTGCCTGAAAACAGGCATAAAAAAACCGCCCAATAAGGACGGTTTGATTAAGCGGTGAAGTTATCTATCCAAAAACCAATTCGCATCAAAGCCGCGACCAAAAATATTGGTGTCAGCAATACGTTCAAAATGGTTCGGGTGAATGTTGGTGACATAGCAATGCGGCTCTAAAGCCCTTCGTATTGCTGCTCGAATATCTGATGCTCTTTTCTGCTGAGTGTCATATACAACAATCTGGAATGACACATGATCAGTATTCGCCGGGCAATCTAAATTGTTTTCAGGATTTGCTGTAACCACCGACCAGACCGCATAAGGGTATGCTGTACCACTTGGTGCAATATCTTCCCAGACTTTTAAAGGGCTGGTGCCGAGCAATGCTGTGACCGCTGAAGCTAATTTCAGTGTAGGAACTACGGGTAAAATGTTCATAATTTAGCGAGTTCCTTGTCGATTTCTTTATTGAAGTTTTCAGCAAAGCTATTGGTCACGGCTTGGATATTGTTTTGCAGTGCTGGTCGCATGAATGGAGTACCTGGATTATTAGCACTAGGGAATTCAATAAACCTCCAGTGTCTGGTATCACCACCCGGTGTATTAGGCGGGTTTGGATTAGAGAATGACGCACCACCTCGCACACCGACCCGCATCACCACTTCATTCGGGTTTCGTGTTTTCCCCGCTGCAATGGCAATATTTTTCCAAATCTTTTCGGCTGTTTCTGGGTCATCCAGACCTTTTGCTGCATTGCGAGCACTATCTCGCACAATCGCCATGGCCTTACGCATAGAGCGCCTTGCAGCATTCTTCATCAAGCGCGGATTGCCAAGTCTTTTAAGCTTTTCCTGAACCTTATCCAAGCCTTCAATATTGAATTCTACTGACATGGTTTACTCCACTAACGACAACTCCAACGTCATATAAATTCGACCATTTTCATTGTCTGGTTTGGGTGGTGAAACAATCTGGAATGTTTGACCATCAAATAAAACGCGCATACTTGAGTCAATATCATCACGCTTGCGTAGTTTTAATCGAGCTGTCGTTTCTGATCCCGCAGCTTTGGCATTTAGAGAATCTTTTACAGAAAGGAAATCCAACTTACCCCAGAGCCTTTTAAACTCCGTCCAGGCTTCGGTTTCATAGTTGTATTCATCATAGGTTGTGGTTTTATGCTGAATCGTTACACGGTGGCATAGTTCGCCGGCACATTGGGTCATAATGCCTCCTAAATCGCTGTAGGCGTTCGATACGGATAAAGCAACGCTTGCACAGGCATAGGTAGATAAACGCCATTGGTCGGCGTATCAGACTCAGCATTGCGGTATTGATCAAAGTATCCAACGAGCAGCAATACCGCATGTTTGATTGCATCCGGATAAACACCGTCAGCAAAAGTATCCGTGATGTAATTCAGCACAGCAGACTCAGCAGCAGCAATGTAGCCAGTTAAGGCCACATCATTGCTCGTATCGTCATATCGGAGGTGCTCTTTCACTTGCTCAAGCGTCACAATGCTCATGAATCACCCCATTTTTTCTGTGCCAATTTGAAGTTTTCGTGGTTAAAGTCCCCTGAATGGTCTTTTTCACAGTGCCATAAAGAGCCTTTATGCGTCACAAAACTGCCTTTCTCATAGTGATTTTCAGCCTTAAAAACCCCTTGATAGAGTGATTTTTCAGGTGGATTTACCGGGTTTTGCGGTGCGGAATTGGTGCTAAATGGGTCATCTTTCGCATCACGCTTGGCCAGTGCTGACAACGAATAGTTCTGTTGCTGAATCATCGGGCTTTCGCCACCATCGACAGGTAGATAGCCAAGATCAGCACGCGCTTCGTTTGGCGAAATAATGCCGGCACCCATGCCGTCTTTTAGGAATGTCATTTGTGATGCTGAATCCATCCGGATCAGGGCTTTAATGTCGAGAAATGCTTCAACCCCAAATTTCCATAGCTCAAGACCTTCATCGAGTAGGTTTTCCCGTGCTTCAACTGGGCTTTGGATGCAGTCTGAATAGTAGATCTCATTCAGATCACCAACTTTTTGCCCTGCTGGGATTGCACCAATGCCGATCTTGAACGGCGGCACATGGAACACCGAGCAGACAATCTCTGCTGACATTCTTAACTGCTCGAGCATTTGGGCATCAGATGCAGATACATTCAAAGGAACATATTTAAGATCATCACCAAGGACCGCTGTTTTACCGTAGTTTCCAGCTGAATAATTGGCATTCCATGCAGTACTGATTGCTTGAGCCTTTTCTTGTGAAATTGCACCTGGTGCAACAAGAATCCCGCTTGGTCGGCTCATGTTGCCAAAGAAGCTGGCAGAGTTTTTCTGAATATTCAGCCCCATGCCAGCAGCCAAGCCGCATGCCATAATCGGGGTTAGACCAACAAGCGGATGATAAAAGCAGTTGATCCGGTCATGGATGATTTCCGATGCTGGTACGATCACCGCCTCAGTCTGAGTAAGACGGTCATTGTTCAGCTGGTAAAACACATTGCCGTAGTCATCGACCAATGGCATCACCAGATCTGGATTGAGCACCACCATCCGATAGACTTCACCAAAAACATCCCGAACTTTTAAAACGTAGGTATTGCCACGGAGTAAAAGTGAACTGGTCCAATGCTCCTGGAACTGCTGCCATGTCTGGTAATTGTTTGGTTTGCGCAAAACTCGAAGTTGGTTAGGGATTTCGGAATCAACCAACACGCCCTGCTGCTTTTTCTTGAGCTGAATCCCCATCTTTCCAATGTCTTTTGAGATCAGGGAAACGCAGGCAAACACTGCATAAAAAGCAGTGACATCTTCACGCTTTAGCTCTGCATTTTGCTGCCATGCGCCGGAATAAGGCTCTTGCACGAACAATGATGTCCAGCTGCCGCCTGAATTGACAGACGTTAGCGATTTTTTACGGAAAAGTCTGTCAAAAAATCCCATGGTGCCCTGCCTTATTCGTCTTTAGGTTCTTCGGTTTTGGCCTTACGTGTTGCCTTTTTTGGCTCCTCAAAAGCCTCGGCAACGCCTGTTTTAATCAGGATATTCGCTTCAAATTCGGTTACTTCTAACACATCGCCAACATTGGCATTGTGCATAACCTTTAAATATTTAACTTTCATAGCTGTTCCTATAGCTAAACAATTTAATTTGCTTAGGTATAAAAACAGCCCCTTTCGGAGCTGTTCTTTTGGTTAGACTGCAGCGTAATCAAGATACGCAGCAGCAACTGGACGGCGTTTTGCCCAGGTGATGAACTTCTCAACACGTACAGCAAACTTGTTTTCTTGCCATAAGTTGTGAGTAGTTGCACCATCAACCAAAGTTGCTTGGTCAGAGTAAGACACATCCACGCCACCGTCTTGAGCAAGCAAGATTTCAGAGGTCTTCACAAGGATGATCTTGTCACCTGCGGTCTGAGAAGTGACCACAGGAATACCCATCAAGGTACGCTCACCACGTAATGCCATACCCGCAAAGTAAGTATTACCTAGCGCATCACGTAGCAAGCTAATTTGAGCTGCACGCGTTTCAGACATGATGAGGTAAGCACCATCAAGACTGAGGTTATTGGTCACAAACGTATTGATCAAGCTTAGCAAGTCAGCCTCATACGCTGCTGCAGTGGTGCCAGTGTCGGCGGTAACGGTTACTCCGTTCAAAATACCAGCTGGGCGTGATGTGCTTGATGCAGTTGCGTCAATGAATGTGCTATCGATCAATGCTGCAGATGCTGCGATCAAGTCATCACGAACCAACATATCCACTGCAGGATCCGAGCGACGCATCAATTCCTGAGTGTAGACAGTGATGGCTGCAAGCTTATGCTCTTTGATTTCAACTTCACCGTACGCTGGGTTTGTTAATGGCTTAGGTGCGCCTTCACCTACCCATGAAGCAGTACCGCCAGTTAATTGACTTGGAATCTTCGAATTGAATGGAACTGCACGGAATCCCTGCAACTTGTCAAAAATAGTTGCATTACGCAGCATTTCCACGAACTCACCGACCAAGCGGTTTTCATGAACTAATGCAGATGCAAAGCCAACATCAGTTGTAGTTCCTAAAGTCGCTTTGGTCACAAGGTCTTGAACTTCGTCACCGAAGCCCATTTGTTTGGCCATGTCTACCGGAGCAATGAAGTTACCGCTTTTTGCTGCCAAGGCACTTGCAAGTTTTGCACGTGCATACTGAGCAAAACCGATACCCTTAGGCAACGTTTTCACTACTTCGATTTTTGGTGATGCTGGGTTTGGATTACCCTCAGCAGATTCTCTTGCTTCACCTTCATTACCACCGGCTACAGGTGTTGCACTTACTCCAGCTGATTCAGCCTGTTTGATCATGTCTTTAACACGGTCAATGTTTTTCTGAATCGTAGCGATTTCAGCGTCAATTGCTTCAATTTGCTTTTCTTCATCTTCATTCGGGGTTTGACCACCGTCAAGCGCCTTGGTCACAATGCCTTGCTTCTCGGCATTCTTTGCAGCAAGTGCATCAAGCAACTGTTTTAAATACTTGTTCATAACTTTACTCCACCCTTTGTTGGGCAATTCAATTTGACTACTACGTGTTTTGTTTCTGCCGAATCGCCAGCAGCGGGTTTTTCTACTTTCGTTTTTTGCGAATCAGTACCAAGCGCGGTTCCTGTTTGCTCGAAAGATTTAGAAATCGATTTAATTTCGGTAATGGATGCTTCAGAGTTCGCTGGGACGGTCACGGCTGACAGCTCAAACCATTCCCACTTTTTGAAGTGCAATCCCCAAGAACGCGGGATGTCTTCAACCGTAATGCCACGGAAACCAATAGACAGACCTTTCACCAAGCCCGACTTGATGGATTGCCACGCCTCCTCGATGCGGTCACGCAGCTT